GTTTTGCAATGCTACAGCACATATGAAATCTTCCTATGCTCAATACTGCTCAGATAAATGTCGAGACGGTCAACGAGCTAAACGAAAAAATACAACAACTAAAACCTGGTGATTACTATGGATGAAAAACAAGAAGAGCTAAAAGAGAACATAAAGCTGTTAACCAAACAACTGGTTCCTAAAAGACCTGTGTATAGAGCTGATTATCAAATGACTTTAGGAAGTGTAATTAAAGCTTTAAATAAAGAACGGACAGGAGTGCCTGTATATGCAGAATTTCTAGGTACTTCTATTGGTAGTCCTGGATTACCTCATAGCTACTATGGGTATCCTTCTGATTTAGCATTTGCACCAAATGTAATTCCAATTACAGTAGCTGAATTTCTTAAAATTTGCCAAGATTCCGTGGATAAATCTTTTATAGCTTCAGACAGTTCACCAGGATTCTATAGAGATCACACCATAAAAATAGGTAGTCCTGTATGGGTATCACAAATTGATAGCGCAAGTATGCTAGCTATTGTTGACGTAATTTCAGAAAACAGTAGTGTTATTTTAAAAACTGAAAAAATAGAGGAGAAGGAGGAGTAATGCCCAAGGTATTCCGGTTGAATAAACTGAAAACTAAATGTAAGACTCGGTTTACGCCCCAGTCACAAATCATTCAATTTGTATACTGTGATAAGTGTAATAACAGAGAACTAAGTCGCTTAAGCGTAGGATTTACTTTGCTGGGCTGCCAGATCTTTTGCCAAAATTGCAATAAATCAATTCTTCATTTTGAACTTCATGGCCAAATACTTGCCGACCCATTTCCTCAAGGTCGTTTTAACGAACGAGCTAAACATGGCAATAAAGAAAAAAAGAACACCTACGATATTTCATCAAAACATCTTAGCATTCTAAAAGAGGAGCTCAGCTAATGCTACTAAGTGATAACCAAAAATTAAACTATGTCGAAGTAATACTGGAAGAGTGCGCAGCATCTAACGAACCAGAACAAGTACTCATTGATGTAGCTATACAATTCTTAAAAGATTTGCAGGAGAGTCAGGAGAGTAACAATGACTGATGATGAAATGACCGATGAAGAAATTCTAAAAGATCGTGCAGCTAAGTATGGCCCACCTAAACGGTGCTTTGAAACCTGGTCAACTATGTGTGAAACACTTAACGAATACGCTAAGGAATCAGGCAATGTAAATCTTCCACATTTATACGCTCTAAAAATGGATTTACTAAAAATTGTAAGATCCGCTTGGAACCCAACTATTGAAGACAATTATAAAGATGGAAGAAACTATTTAACCATTGCACATCAATGTACCGAGAATACAGAGAGAGGCCATAAATGAAAAAATACCATCCATTTTCAGAACGAATAGTGGATATTTTAACTAGGAAAGTTAACAACGACAATAGACATTTTTTTCGAATACTAACTGGTTACTACTTATCTAAGATTGCCTCAATGATGAGATGCAATATTCAAACTAATGACAGAGACATAATTCCAGTAAACACTTACGTACTAAATCTAATGGTCTCTGGAACAGGTAAAGGCCATTCTACTAATATACTTGAGAGGGAGTTTGTAGCATTCTTTAAGAAAGAGTTTTTAAACAATGTTTTTCCAAAAGAAGCAGAGAAGAATTTACAATTTCTAGCACAAGAGAAAGCTTCTTGGAGAGTTAATATTGGACAGACTTCACGAACATTGCCAGAAGAATGTGACTTTCAGTTAGCTGAATTTAGAAAAGCATTCGATAAATTAGGCGAGTTAGCTTTTAGCTTCGATAGTGGTACAGCTCCAGCTGTTAAACAGATGCGAGAAAAGCTCTTACTAGCTGCAGCAGGTTCTATGAATTTAGAATTGGATGAAGTTGGTTCTAATCTATCTTCTAATATCGATGTATTAAATGCATTTTTAGAACTATACGATGTAGGGCTAATCAAACAAAAACTAATCAAAAATACCCAAGATAGTATTCGATCTGAAGAACTACCAGGTAGTACTCCGACTAATCTAATGATGTTTGGTACACCAACTAAGTTATTAGATGGCGGAAAAACAGAGGAAGAGTTTAAAGAGTTTCTAGAGACAGGCTATGCTCGTAGATTACTATTTGGATACACCGTAGATAGCCATAGAACCAAATACGCATCAGCTAAAGAACGGTACCAACAAATGATTGATCCAGATTTAGCTAATGAAATGGCCGACATTCAAAAAGCCTTTGCTAGTTTTGCACAAAGGCCTGTTAACACCATACTTCAAATGTCAGAAGAGAATCATATCAATTTAATTGAGTATCAAATGAAATGTGAAGAGCTCGCAGACGATATGAAAGATCATATGACTATTCAAAAAGCTGAATTAAATCACCGCCACTATAAAGCTTTAAAGTTGGCAGGTGCTTATGCCTATGCAGACGATTCGTCAGATATTACTGGAGATCATCTAGATTATGCAATCAGCGTAGTTGAAGATTCAGGTGAAGCTTTCCATAAACTAATGAGAAAACAGGGCTCTTATGAACGACTAGCTCATTACCTAGCTGACATGGACAGTGAAGTAACTCAGCACGAACTGATGGAAGAATTACCTTTCTATAAAGGAAGTGAAATTCAACGGCAGGAGTTGATGAGTTTAGCTATGTCCTTTGGCTATCGTAATAATATAATTATTAAAAAACGAGAGATAGATAACATAGAGTTCTTTAAAGGCGAAACTCTAATTGAGACAGATCTCAATAAACTATCTTTAGCAATCAGTAGAGACATAGCTTACAACTACCAAACTGATCATCCACCATTTGACCAGTTACATAAGCTTACAACAGCTGACGCCTATCATTACACTGCTCATTCATTTATAAATGGGCATCGTAAAAGTGAGAATATTATTCCTGGCTTCGATCTACTTATACTAGATTGTGACGGAGATATTAAGATAAGCACAGTTAGAGTTCTTTTAGAAGACTATACGTTCTTAATCTCCACTACGAAGAGACATACTGAAGAAGTAAATCGATTTAGATTAATTCTACCGTTGTCGCATAGAATTAAACTAAGCACTTATGACTATTCTAGATTCATGCGTAATGTATTTGACTGGTTACCATTTCCTGTAGATGAAGCAGCTAAAGATATATCTAGAAAATGGGCTTCCCACCCAGGTAAGCATGAATACAATCAAGGAAGCGTACTAGACGCTACGCTATTCATACCAGAAACTAAAAAATCCGATGAAATCAAAGCTAAGCTTACAGCTACTGGTGTAGGTAATATCGAGCGCTGGTTTATAAACCATACTACAACAGGCAATCGAGCTAATCATCTTTACAGGTATGGGATGGTATTAGTGGACGCTAATCTAGCACTAGGAGAAATAGTCGATAAGCTAGAAAACTTTAATAACAAACTAGAGAACCCCTTACCTGAAGATCAATTCAGAAATAGTACAGTTAAGTCTATCAGTAAAGAATTTCAGAAAAGGAGCGCCATCTTATGAGTATAAACATATCAAGGAGAGTATATGAACAATAACCATCTAGTCTTAATCTCAGGGAAATCCAGCTCAGGTAAAAGCGCTAGCCTAATGGGTTTGGATAAACCTGAAGGCGTTATGTACCTGAATTGTGAAAATGGCAAGAAACTACCATTTAAAACCAAATTCCAAGAACTAACAATTACTGATCCTATGCAAGTGTATCAGGCTTTTGAAGAAGCTGAAAAGATGCCGGATATACATACTATTGTAATAGATACATTAACGTATCTAATGGATATGTACGAGAGCACTAAGGTCTTAAATGCTACTAACACTATGCAGGCTTGGGGCCAATATGCTCAGTTTATGAAGCAGTTAATGTCTCAAGTAGTAGCCAAATCTACGAAGAATGTGGTCTTTCTAGCCCATACTTCTGATGTCCTTAATGAGGCTGAAATGATCAATGAGACCCTAGTTAAGGTCAAAGGATCACTGATGAATCAGGGTATTGAGAGCTTCTTTACAACAGTAATATCTACGAAAAAGCTCCCATTGACTAAATTAGAAGACAAAGTAGCTAAATCCCCTGGATACATCATCACAGCAGAGGATAAGGCACTTGGCTTTAAGTACGTCTATCAGACTCGGCTAACAAAAGAGACTGTTAATGAGCGAATTAGAGCTCCTATGGGTATGTGGGATATGAAAGAAACCTACATAGATAATAACCTTCAAAATGTTATTAATCGGCTCCACGAATACTATAAATAAAAGTGGTGGGTAAAGAGCAATCCTAGGAATGTACCCTTAAAAGAGTCGCAGATACAAGTGCGTAGCTCATGACTCTGCCTTCATAATTAAACTGAAAGGAAACTATGGATCCTCCAAACAAGGATAATCAACGTAGTGAAATCCGTGAAAAAATTATTCAGGATGACTTACGGATGCTTCAAATCAACAAAATGGTACACGTTGCAACAGAAATGGGTATCAGTGTAGTGCAAGAAATAGCAGAAGAGACTATTAAAAGAAAACCAGGCTGTTCTATTAAAGAATTTATGAAGATTCTAGATCAGTATATAGAACGACAGAAAGATCTAGCTAATAATAATCAGTAATTTCAGATAATTAATTTTAAATAAAGGAAACACTTATGAGTGAATGGAAACTCCCCGATGACGTAGTAGAACAATCTATTGAGGGATCAGGCGG